ATAGCATTTCTTCTCTCAATATCGCCACTCGTGATGTTAGATTCTTTACCATCAAGAGCAAACAATTCTTTGAAATGCACAATGAAGTATCTACCTTGCTTATGTAAAATATGGCAAGATTGATACAATGTGTTTTCTTTTCTGGAAGCAATCCCGATTCGGGTAAGTGTCTCACGAACCTTTAAAAAGTTATCTGGTTCAGGTAATATCACTTCAAGCATCGACTCAGGAGTCCAGTCGTAATAAATCAATTCGACAGTCATTATTTTCCACCTTTGTATAATTTTTCTTTTATCATAACTAATTGATCCTCAGAGAGAACGCTGAGTGCTTCCACTGCCTTCTCATCAGAATAACCAAAGTATTCTTTCACAAGTCTAACTGATTCGGTTTCGGCATCTTTTTTGTGCCATTTACTGAATCTTTTCTTCTTGGAGATACTATTTAGTAAAAAAGAAAATTGCCAATCCTCTGGAATGCCCGAGTTACGATTCATCTCGTTTGCATAAAGGACTGTATCGGGGAAATAAGATAATCCTCTATTAATAAGGAATGGTTTATAATCCTTACTCGCTAGTGGGTCTTCGAACAGATCTTTCTTGGTTGTGTTAATTGCATTAATAAAGTCAAATGGAGTCATGAGTAAAACCCAGTTTGGGAGAGATTACTCTCAGCACATCCAAATCGTTTTCCAGGATATCGTTTCTGTAGATTAGTTTCTACCTCATCTTTAGAAGAACCCTGTGCCATGAATTCATTGGTTTCTCTATCGTAAACATAGAACATGTCATTGTGTTTCTCGATATTAATTTGAATAACATTCTCTTCAACTTGTCGTTCAACAGATTCTTGCAGACGATCAAGTAACTTTTCTGTTACCTGTTTGGCATGTTCTTCTCTGGCTTTCCATCCAGAAACTGCACCCATTACCCATATGAAAAATGTGTATACTACTAAAAGAATAAGTTCCATGTTAGCCTCATTTGAATTTACAGTTAGCCATAATTTCTGTAAGTGCTGCCATAATATTTAGTTCATGGTCAGCTACAAATGCTGCTTTATACTGATAGTCGGCTAGTGTTAATACTAATTGAGGAATACTATTGGGATCCATATTGACGGATGCGGTATCATACAATTCACGGAATAGACTTGTAGTGTCTGCATCAGTTTGTTTGGCAACCCACTTACGCACTTCGGTAAAGTTCTTATCCTTGAGTAACTTAACCAAATCTTTGAATGATTCTTCTGACATATTAAGAAGAATGCCAGAGTCGATCTTACCAGATACGGAATATCTTTGTAGTTCGTTTAGAATCCTACGATAATCAGGGAAGTGTTTTGTGATTAGTTCAGCAACAACTTTAGGATCAAACTCAATCTCTTCTTGTTTGAGAATTGATACTGCTCGCTTGAAGAATGTTGCAGCGATTTCTTGTTTGTCTTTGGAATCAATCTTGAATTCAATCACAGCACAACGACTGTGGAGTGGTTCAATGATACGATTCTTAAAGTTACACGTGAAGATGAAGCGACAGTTGCCAGAAAATTCTTCAATGAACGATCTCAGCGCAGGTTGAACCGACTGAGCATTCATGTAGTCTGCTTCGTCAACGATAACAACTTTCTTGGCATCAGTAAGAGATACGGTAGAAGCAAATCCCTTAATTGTAGTTCGCAGAACATCAATTGAACGACCTTCGTCAGATCCGTTCACGAGGATATACTCAGCACCGATCTCGTTACATAGTGCTTTTGCTACTGTGGTCTTACCTACACCTGCTGTTCCTGAGAATAGGAATGAGGGTAGTTCGCCTTGTGTGATGTATTGTTTGAATGTATCTTTAAGTGACTGTGGCAATACACAATCATCAATCTTCTGTGGGCGATACTTTTCTACCCACAAGAATTGGTCTTCACGACTATCAATCATAATAACTCCATAATAAAAAGAAGAGGGTAATTATACCCTCTCTAAAATCAAAAATCAAATGTAGAATCTGCTTCAACAGCTACGTAATATACCAAGTCATTATTTGGAGATTTGAATCGTGAGATCTTCTTGCTGGAAATACTAACATCGTAATCTCCAGGAAGCATCTTTAAGTTTTCCACTTTCAGATTTACTTTGAAAGTCTTATCGGTATCGCCAACTGGTTCACTGTAAGAGTTACCAGAAGCATTCTTTTTGTCGCCAACTACTGCAGTGATTTTACTACCATCACCAACGATTGATACATCGGCTGCACGTAGGACTGAAGAAGTTTTCTTAACCATATCCAACATGCTTGAAGTCATACGGAAGTTAATCTCTGCTTCAGGGAATGTGATTGCTTTCTGTGGAGCAGTTAAGTTTGATGCATCGGCTGCAAAGAATTTGATATTCATGCTACCTTGTTTGATAGAAACATACTTATCTTGGAAGTCCAATTCTGGATCTTCGAACAAAGACATTGCACCCAAGAATTCATTCAAGTCATAAATGGCAAAGTCAGGGAAGGTTTCTGTCACTGTGGCATCTGCCATGACATTCTTCTGTCCTGAGATTGTTGCTAGTTTGTTACCTGACTTCAAGAGAAGATTGCTGTTAATTCCAGCAAAGTTCTTAATTAGGTTTACTGTTTCTTTAGATAATTTCATAGGGTTTCCTTTTCAAATTGTACATTACTATGTATAAAATATTATACCTCAGAACGAGGTATTTGACAAATTTATTTTGATGTTACTTTTAACTCTAAACCGATTGCAGTCAACCAAGTGTTTAGTCGTTCAGCCACAATTGATGGATCTTTTGGATTAGTAAAATCAATATTCATATCCATTACAGTATCACCAGACTGGTCTTCACGAGAGTTGTATCGTAAAGAAAAGTCTTCATTTATTTTCACATTCTTAGCCATAATTATTCCTTAGAGTATTTCACATCGTGTTCATATAGAAACATTAAGCAACACATTGCATGTGCCAAATGATTCTTACCAGTTTCGGGATCGTTTTGCTCTCCCTCTTTCCATGCCCAAAGATGTCTTTGCATTGCGTCAAAGTATCTGCGTTTTGAGTCAGGAACAAACTTCCAATTATCTGGTTCGTATTTCTCCGCACCAAATGTTAGAATTTCTACAGTCGCTTTTAATGCGAGTGGTGGTAGTAAACCATATTGTAGTTTACCACCATCGAATTTACGACCACCTGTGGTGGCATTTTGGGACTTCTTGATATCTTCTTTGGTTGCCATATTCTCTCCAAATGAAATGACAAATGAGCACTCCGAAGAATGCCCATTTATAACTCACTTAATTAGGCTGTACGAGTAAATACAGTAGAACCAGCATAGCGGTTAGCCAAAGCAACCATTGCACGAGTTGGTTTACCGATGCGGTATTTAACCACTTCAGTACCATTTACAACTGCTGGGTTAGAGTAAACACAGTAACCTTGCTCACGCAAGTTACGGATTGTGCTTGCAGGATGTGCAATACCGAAAGAGGACTTGATCTGCTTAGCAGTAAAAGTCTTGCCTTTTTGTAGGTGCGATAAAAGAAGTTCTTGCTTGGACATTATATAATATCTCCATAATAAACAGCCATCAAATGAAAAAAATCATCTGGGGCGATGGCAGTACCCCAGATGACAGATAAAACTCTAATTAAACAGTGATGCCATTCTCACGTAGGATTGCATTGAAGTCTTCTGCTTCGTCATTGAAATCAGCGGACTCATCAACAATCTTTTGAAGACGAGACATTTCCATCTTATCTTCAGTGGCAACTGCAGTCTTAGCAGGTGCTTTGACTTTAACAGTCTTGGCTTTCGCAAGTTTCGCAACTTTGGCTTTAGCCTTAGCTACTTTTGGAGTATTCTTCTCAGCCAATTCTTTGGCATAAGCAGACAACTCTACATCAGTAGGAATCGGCAACTGGTATACACCACGCTCGATTTTGTTTTTATTGAACAACCAATTTGGGTATCCAATCTTTTCACCCTTCGCACCAGTACGCTGGTCACGAATTGCATAATAAATTGCAGCACATTCCTTCAGAGTAATCTGAGGATCTTTTTTGTACTGTTTGTTGGACTCAAGAACAGCCACAACAAAACGCTTTTGAGACAAAGTCAAGTTTGCAAATTTCAACATAATATATTTCCTTTTAAAAGTTTCACAAAAATTTCTAACTAACAGATACTATTATACTACAATTCCGAATTAAAGGCAAGTTCTTTTTGTAATAACCCTACAAAGTTGCAGGGATTACTAAAGTATTACTTTTAGAAGGGAATCTCGTCGTCTGGCTTAGGTGTTTCTACTGCAACAGCCACTGGTTCAGGTTGCGGGTTTGCAACTTTATCGAACAAGTCAATGAATGCAGCTTTTGTTGCAGCATCAAAACGATTGCAACACAACTCAACTGCTTTCATACGATCTTTAAAAATCGCAAAGGCACGAACAATATGGATCATACGACGAGTCGTAATTGTTTCATCCACACCACCATCCTCGAAAGTACGACGAATTGCTTCAGCCCACTTCACGAGTGTCTCTGCAAACTCGGCATCTAGACAGCCATAAGTTTCCATGAGATTCTTAATAATCTTAACTTCGATTTT